GCAAAGAGCCGCACCAGCAGTAACAGCGGGCGCGGCAGAGCTTATCAAGAAGGGCGTGCCACTTACAGTCGGCCAGAAGTTTGGCGGCATAGTTGGCGGCGTCGAGGAACGTCTAGCTGGCTTGCCGGTGGCTGACTTCCTGATAGGTGGCGCCCGCAGGCGAGCTGTCACTGGCTTTGAGCGTGTCGCATACGATGAGGCGCTGGCTCCGCTTGGGCAGTCACTGCCAAAGGGTGTGAAGGGGCGCGACGCATACATTAAGGCCGAAAGCATAATTAGCAAGGCGTATGACGACGTCTTGAAAGACATAAACATACCGTCGCCAAATCAGATCATATCGCAGATACCAGACGTTGCCGCCACACTGCCTAAGCAAGAGGCTGGCGTATATTCCAGAATAATAATGAAGGAGCTGGGCGACCGCGTAGTCGACGGCAGATTAACCGGAACAGCTTTCAAAGAGGCACAAAGCGCACTGCGTCAGCGGGCGTATAAATTTATGACATCACCCGACGCTTACCAGCGCGAGCTTGGCGAGGCGTTAAGCGATGCGGCTGAGGAACTGACAACGACGCTTGGCAAGTTTAACCCAGACAAGGCTGGAAAGCTCGCCAACATCGACGCGGCTTACTCTCGCTTCAAGCCTATCCAAATGGCGGCGTCTGCAAAGGGTATGGCCGGTGAGGTTACGCCTGCGAAGCTGTTAGAAAAAGTGTACGCACAGTCTCGCCGCGCACCGTCTGTGCTTGCCCGTGGCGGCGCTCGCATGCAGGAGCTTGCTGAAACTGGCGCGGACGTAATCGGCACAAAGGTGCCTGACAGTGGCACGGCGGGCAGATTGGCTATGTACGGCCTAGCAGGCGGTGGTGCAATGTACGATCCAGTAACCGCTGGCATCTTAACTGGCGCCACTGGTCTGGCATATTCGCCATTTGGTCAGGCTATTATAAATAAGGCGATTATGCCAGCAGTTTCGGCCACAATGCGCGCACCAGCCACCGCTGGCCTGTTATCGCAAGAGCTACCCCGCGTGGACATCACCGAGAGCCTGCCATTCCAGCGCCGGATGGGGCAATGACGCGGGCGCGCAAATATGCTATAAATGCATAACTAGGAGATAGATATGGCTAAGACGAAAATTTCTGAATATGACGTTAGCGCGGCTAACAACACCGACGTCGATAGCATCGACCTCGGCGAAGGGACAATGGTGCCAAGCGATGTGAATAACGCGCTACGCATGATTATGGCTCACCTTGCCGACATGAACGACGGCGTCTCGGCCATCAAGGACACCTTCACGCTGTCCGACCCGACTGACGACACCAAGCAGGTGCGCTTCGATGCGGTGGGCATCACCACTGGCAACACCCGCGTGCTGACCGTGCCGGACGCTGACGCCACAATCGCTGGCCTGTCTATCGCGCAAGAATTTACTGCAACGCAGAACTTCAACGCCACCACACTGACAGATGCGGCGACCATTAGCTGGGACGCATCAGCCAATCAGGTGACTAGCGTTACCCTTACTGACGACCGCACATTCGGCGCACCTACCAATATGGTTGACGGCGGTGTGTACGTCCTGACGGTCATCCAAGACGCCACTGGCACCCGCGTACCAAGCTGGAACGCTGTGTTCAAGTTTGCGGCTGGCACAGCGCCAACGCTGACCACCACTGCGTCTGCGAGAGACATCTTGGTGTTTAATTCAGACGGCACAAATATGTATGAAATCGGGCGTAGCCTGAACGTATCTTAAAGGCGATATTATGAGCGGTATTCTTTCAGTAGGCGGCGCGGGTAACGTAGGTGCCAGCGGGTCGTTTTACAGCTACAGCATTGACCAGTCTCTGCGGTTTAATGATGACGATAGTGCAAATCTAAGCCGCACACCAGCGTCTGCTAGTAATCGCAGGACATTCACTTTTTCCGCTTGGATAAAGCTAAACCCAACGGCTACTAATTACCCACCTATTTTTAGTGCAGGGACAAGCGCACCCGATACGGTGATCAGACTTGATAATACTGGCAAGTTGACAGTTGTACTTGAAAATGGTGGGGGCGGTAATTCTTCATTGGCAACCAGCGCACAGCTCCGGGACTCATCATCTTGGTATCACATTGTTTGTACTGTAGATACAACAAGTGCCACAGCAGATGACAGAATAAAGATTTATATTAACGGCACTGAACAAACATCATATTCTAGCCGCACAAATCCATCCTTAAATTTAGATACAAATGTAAACAATACGGTTTTACATAGGCTTGGTTTACAGCGTTATGGTTCTTATTGGGACGGCTATATGGCAGAGGTTCATTTCATTGACGGCACTGCCCTAGACGCTTCCAGCTTTGGCGAAACCATTAACGGCATCTGGGTTCCAAAAAACGTATCAGGTTTAACATATGGTACTAACGGCTTCTACCTGTCATTCGCAGACAGCGCGGCAATAGGCGATGACCTATCAGGCAACACCAATGACTGGACTGCCAACAACCTAGCCGCAAGCGATGTCGTAAGTGACAGCCCGACCCTGAATTACAGCAACATCGTACCAATGCCAAACACTAGCCTGTCAGAAGGCAATCTGAAGCTGACGACTAGCCGCACTGGTTATTGGGATGGCACCATTGGCAGTTTCGGTGTTACAAGTGGCAAGTGGTATCACGAGGTTAGGTTTAGCAAAACCGAAGCAAACTTCAGATGCGTGGCTGGATGGATAGGCAATGAGGCCGCACAGACTGTTGTGTTAAATGGCAAAGGAGTAACTGGCGACCCATCTGCAACGCTGTTTGATAATTACTCAACTACATCTTGGCTGACTACATACTACAAAGATGGTGGCACAAATGGCACTTGGACTACGCCAGCAAGCGGCGACGTCATAAACATTGCGGCTGACTTTGATAATGGCAAAATCTGGTTTGGCATAAACGGTACTTATTACGCAAACGATGGCGGCACAGATGGAGACCCTGCTGGCGGTTTGAATGAAAGTTTGTCTGGCATTGATTTGACTGCATCCGAATATGTGCCGTTTTTCCAGATACGTTCTGACAGCAGTGTTGGCGGCAATGTGATGATAGCCAACTTTGGGCAAGAAGGCACATTCGCTGGCACCGAAACAGATGGCGGTTACTCTGATGACAATGGCTATGGTTCGTTTTTTAATGCAGTACCGTCAGGTTTCTTAGCCCTCTGTTCAGCCAACCTACCAGAACCAGCCATCGGCCCGAACAGCACCACAACGAATGACCAGAACTTTGATACTATTCTGTATACCGCCGCTACTAGCAACGGCACATACACACACGGCAATTTAGCGTTTCGTCCTGACTTTAGCTGGATTAAAAACCGCGACAATGCTGAAGGCCATTATTTGATTGATGTTGTGCGTGGCAATTCGTCAACCACAAACACATTTTTACAAACAAATGGCACTGCGGCTGAAGGCGCATTAAATGCAAGCGGTACAACATTCAGTGTTACTGACACTGGCTATGAGTTTGTAGAAGCATCCATTACCGCTGGCGAACTGTACTACAACGGCAGAACCTACGTTGGCTGGAACTGGAAGGCTGGCGGCACAGCAGTTAGCAACACCGAAGGTAGTATTACGTCACAAGTATCGGCTAATCCCGATGCTGGGTTTAGTATCGTGTCATTTACTTGCGGAAGCGGTGTTACAAGCGGAACTGTCGGACACGGGCTTGGTGTTCAGCCTCAACTTATTATAGGTAAAACAAGAAATCACGCTGTTGGATGGTATGTTCATACACCATTACTGGCGGCTAATTTGACTGGACAATTGGATACAACGACCGCTTGGTATGACCCCGGATACAACCACTGGAACGACACACACCCGACTGACACAGTGTTTAGTGTCGGCGGTTATATGGCAGGTCACGCCGACTTAACTAGCCCATCAACAAAAATCTGTTATTGTTTCGCGAATGTTGAGGGGCATCAGAAAATCGGCAAATATGTCGGCAACAATTCTACAGATGGGCCTATGGTAGTCACCAATTTCCGGCCCGCCCTTGTTATAATAAAAAGAACAGATAGTGCGGCGGGATGGGTTCTTTATGATAACAAAAGAGACACATACAATCAGATGCAATATGTACTGTGGCCTAATTTAAATAATGCTGAATACACATCAAACTTGCTTCATGTAGATTTTTTAAGCAATGGCTTTAAGGTTCGTAATGCTACTTATGGTGAAACAAATGCATCAGGCGGCACTTACATTTACATCGCCTTTGCCGAAGCCCCTGCAAAATATAGCAACGCCAGATAGGAGATAACCAATGGCATACAAATATAATGGTAAAGTCATCCGCGCTGGCAAAGCGTGGGCAGACGATAACGGATTACAGCACCCAGCAAACTGGATGCGTATGTCAGATGAGCGTAAAGCCGAAATCGGGCTTGTGTATGAGGCTGACCCAGACACCAGCTATGACAATCGCTTTTACTGGTCAAAGGGCGTTGAACGCGCTCTGGACGATGTCAACGAGACTAATGAAGATGGTACACCTATGCTGGACATTAACGGCAACCAAGTCGTCACTAAAGGCCTAAAGAGCAACGCAATCGCGCAGGTCAAAGTGACTGCGGCTGGCTTGCTGGCACCGACCGACTGGATGGTCGTGCGCTCTGCTGAAAATGGTACAGACGTGCCGTCAGCCACACTAGCCTACCGTCAAAACGTCAGAGCCGCCTCAGAGCGCATTGAGACGGCAATCAGCGGCGCAACTACCCACGCGGCGTTTATGGCGCTGTATGACGTGCCTATGGTCGATGGCGAGCCATCTGGCAACGCACCCATCAACGATTGGCCAGAGGCATAAGCTATGGAAATGACCAGCCTCATCGACATGCTTACCGGGCTAGTCGTGGCTGGCCTTGCTTGGTTTTTGTCTGAGCAAAGCAAAGAGCAGAAGCGGCTCAACATTCTGCTGAACAAGACCCGCGAGGAATACGCCACAAAGTTTGAACTGCGTGACGACATGCGTCAGGTGATGGACGCCCTGCACCGGGTCGAGGACAAGCTCGACAAAGTATTGAGCCGTGATTGAGGGCTTTGTATTTCTGGTTGTGCTAATGCTAAACACTGGCCAACTGGAAGTACACGCCGACATCCTACCTGCTTGCCCACCAGAAGAACAAGTAATCCAGAACTACGAACAGCTAATCGAGCGCGGCGACATCCGCGACTGGCGGGCTATGTGCAAGAAAGTCACGTTTGACGACCAAGGCACATGATAGAGTTTTTGCTAGTCGTATATATGGGCGCTGGCATCATCAGCCAGACGCAGACATTCGCTGACGTTGACCGTTGCCTGTACATAGCAAATCGCCTAAATCACCAGCCGCCCATATCGTCATTGGACGGCAAACGTGTTAAAATGGTAGCCATCTGCAAACCCGTGCCGAGGTGAGGCTATGGAACCGATAAGCACCGCGTTGGCCGGTATCGCGCTCGTAAAGAGTAGCGTCGAATTTATCAAATCGAACATATCGACGGCCAAGGACATAGGCGAAATCGCCAGCCAGATCGACGCGCTATTCACCGGCGAGAAGCAGGTGCAAGAGGCGCGCAACAAAAAAGCCAAGGGCGGTCTGGCGGATCAGTTTGGCGTGCAGACTGTGGCCAAGGAAATCATCGACGCAAAGCTCGCCGCAGAGAAGATGCAGGAAGTCGCCACAATGGTCGACATGCGCTTTGGCCACGGCACTTGGGCGGGCATACTGGCCGAGCGCCAGAGGCGTCTTCAAGAGGCGCGTGAGGCCGCCAGAGAGCGGGCGCGTGCGGCGGCAAACCGGCAGGCCGAAATCGAGGAAATGCTAAAGGTCGGCGCCCTAGTCGTTGGCGCAATCATTGCGGCGATTATTATGATAATTGCGGCGGTGCAGTCAGCTTGGTAAGTGGTATTGCGCGATTGATTTGTTTGGCTAATATGGTCGCATGAGCGAGACAGCGACTGGCCTTATGGGCGAGTACATTGCGGCGGCAACGGTATTGCAGTTTGGGTTTAAGGTTAGCCTAGCCCAGCAGGATAAGGTTGACGCTGTTTTTTGGGATGATGCAAATGAATTTTACAGGGTTCAAGTTAAGACTGCGAGTTTATCTGCGGAACGCGGCAACCGCGCTCCGGTGTATCACTTCCAGCTTGGCCACGGATGCAAGACTAAACATTTACCGACTGAGGAAGACTATGACTTATTATGCCTTGTCGGCGCTGAACATCGGCGCACGCTGTGGTTGCCAATTTGGTCGGTGCGCCAATATACGAAGCGCGTGCAAGCCAAGCTACTTGATGAGGCTGAGGCGGAGCGCGCGTCGTTTTTTAAGGCGATTGAAACGGTAAGGCAGGTTAGAGATGGACGTCGACAAGCTCAGAGAAGAACTAATTTACGATGAGGGCGTGCGGCTCGACGTGTATCGTTGCACCGAGGGCTACCTGACCGTAGGCATCGGCCACAAGATAATCGACGGCGACGCCGAGTACGGCAAGCCAGAGGGCTACACGATCACCGAAAAACGCATGAAGCAGTTATTCGATCTGGACGTTGCGGTGGTGCGCGAGGATTGTCACCGGCTGTATGACGACTTCGACGACCTGCCAGAAGAGGCGCAACGCATCATAGCGAATATGATGTTTAACCTTGGCCTGCCGACTATGAAAAAGTTTCGGGGCATGAAGCGTTGCGTCGACGAGCGTAATTGGTCTGGCGCGGCAGATGAGATGGTCGACAGCCGCTGGTATGAGCAAGTCACAAATCGGGCTAACCGGCTGGTCAAGCGCATGAGGGCGTTGGCTGATGGCTAAGGCAATAACCGAATATAAGATAATCCCGCGTCTGATGATGCTGGCGTTTACGCTGATGGCGTGGAACGTGTGCGACTGGTTTATGGGTCTGGGCGTCGAGGCGACCACCCAGCAGACGGCTTTTGTGTCGACCATAGTCGGCGCGGCCACCGGCGCCTTTGCCGTGTGGGTTGGATCGGAGAGCAAATAATGATTACAGCACTGATAGGCCCAGCAATGAACATAGCCTCAACGTGGCTAGAAGGCCGCGTGGAGCGCACTAAGGCAGAAACAGGCGCAAAGGTAGCAAAAGCAAAGGCAGAGGCCGTCATAGCCGAAAAACAGGCGACAGGCGAAATCGACTGGGACTTGAAGATGGCAGACGCCAGCGCGACGAGCTGGAAAGACGAGTGGCTGACCCTGCTTTTTAGCGTGCCGCTGATACTCGCCTTCTGTGGCGACTGGGGGCGTGAGATAGTGGCTGAAGGGTTTGCGGCGCTTGAGGCGATGCCGACGTTCTATCAGTACACGCTCGGCACGATTGTTGCGGCCAGCTTCGGCGTCAGGTCAGCGACAAAATTCTTCGGCAAAAAGTAAAACCCCCCGCCGAAGCGAGGGGTCAGGGAGAAACTGTCGTTTAGTATTCGCCGGTGCGTCGCTTGGCGTAAAAATTATCAACGTGAAGCTGGCGCGTCATGTCGCATCGAATCTTGCGACCCTTAGACCCGTTGAGTATTTTCTTTAATTCAGACACCTCGCGACCGGATATTTTAGAAATCTCAGATATGGTGATTTCCAAGTCAGTGTCGTAAAGGTCAATGATCTGTTGGTTGTTCATTCTTTTCCCCTGTTCTATAGCGGCGGTGGTATGTGTCGCCGGTTTGCATATTCTCAAACGTGACGGTGTAGCCGTCGTCCATCTCTTCGACGTATCTGACTAGCACGCTGATCTGGCGGCCTCGATCGTCGACCAGCCACGCCCACTGGCCGACAGTGTACGGGACGGCGCTCACTGCGCCGCCTCAATTTTTGCTTTTGTTGGGCGCTTAAAGAACCCGAACTTCTGGTCGTCTTGGCTTGGCTCGACTGCCGCAGTGAATGACACACGCATGCCCTTCATCTCTTTGCCGGTGATCCACTGACCGTCTTCCTCTTCTGGCTCATGCAGTTTTGACGGGATTGAACCCCAGACCTTGAAGCCACTGTCGTCGCGCACCAGCATCTTCCAGACGTTGCCAAACGAGGTCTCGCGCAAGTCAGTCGAAATGATCGTGCCAGTCACTTGCACGCGACCCTGCGGGCAGTCTGCGCTGTTGGCAAACTCTTCTGCTTTTTTTGCTTCCCACTCAGCGACGCGACCCTTGGCGCGCTCCAGAATTTTGCGCACTGCGGCTTCCTGCTTTTCTGACAGGCGGCCCCACTCATTGATCTGCTCAAACATTGCCTCGAGAAAATCGCCAGACGCACGCCAAGCTGATTTGATAACTTCATTTGGGTGGCCGTCGCAATCTGGGCTGTTTTTCCACTCCCAGTTAAAATGCTTGCGGCACTGCGCACAATCTTCATTGAACACCCGAGGGAAGCTGTCAGTGCCACCAAAGTCGTCAGAGCATAAGTCGATAAGCTCTTGGCGGCTCGCGTCCTCAGCCAGCCACTTGCGCTGGCGGCTGACGCTGGCGTTGCGCTTGATGGCCGCGTCACGGCCACGTTCCCAAGCGTCGCGGTTTTCGATGTGCGTTGTGTGTGTCATAACAAAATCTCCCTTAAATCAAGTTACTCTACTTATATGGCATGCTATCACAATAATATCAACCCCCATAATGCAAAAAAAAGACCCCCGCCGAAACGGGGGCCAGTCGTTGAAATATCGGGCGGGGAGGAACACCCGACACCAATTACAGTAACCGAAAGCCGCGCGCGATGCCAGCAGTCTTTTCTGCGGCGCCTCGCTTGACCAGCGCGTTCATGTATCTGGCGCACTGCGTCATAGACTTGCCGGTCTTGTCTGCCAGCTCGCGGATCGACGGGTAGTAGCCGTACTTGCGGTGAAACCGCGCTATCACCAGCCGCATGTTGTGCTGTTTCGGTGTCAGCGGCACGTCAATCATCACGCACCTCTTTTATCGTCAGCGTGTTCTGGCGCACCGTGCGGGCTGGCTTGCCGGGTGTGGCTGGCTTGGGCGGCTGTGCCTTGAACTGCCGCATAGGCCAGCGCACCGAGTATTTGGTATTGCCGACGATGCCGGTGGCCTGCTCGTGACTGCCCATAAACTCTTTCAGCGCCGCCTCAGCCTCGTCTATATCGGCCTCGGCCGCACGCTTGGCGTCCTTAGCATTAACGAGCTGTGCGAGCCACTCAGCCTCGGTGGCGGGTAATTCCAGCGGCTCGGCGCCGTCGTCGACCCGCGGGTAGGCGGTGTTGCCGTCCGAGCTGGACAGCACCGGATACCACTCGATGTCACGCTTGCGACGCTCAAAGTCGTCGACGGCCTGCATTATCTTCGACTGCACGGCCGCGTCGGCCTGATACAAGAAGATGCGTAGCTCTGTGCCGCCGTACAAGACGCACACAGCGCCCCAAGTGTATTTGGTGACCATTAGCTGGCCTTGAAGCTGTAGCGGGCCTCTGTGGGGCGCTGGGGCGTCCTCTGGCTTGTTGCTGGTCAGCTTGCTTTCCAGCACGCCGGTGCCGGTCACAAACACCTTGCCGTTGGGGCAGATGACGCCCTTGTCCCAATTTGTGTCGACCCAGCCGCCGACGCCAGCGTCAGCGGTGCCATCGAGCGATGCCGCAAACGGTATCTTGTCGTGAAACAGCGCGTCGTGTTCCAGCTTTAGGTCGTCGAGACCGAGGCGGTTGGCCGCCTCAGTCAGTATCATGCCTTCCAGAGCGTCTCCCCAGTCGCAGGCTTCGTTGCCGTTGAACGGCTTGGGGTCGGGCTTACCCTCGATGTCTGCCAGCACGCTTGCCAGCAGATCGTTTTGCGTGTCATACGGCGACGCGTTTAATAGCGCGGGCAGTCTTGATCCCGTGACAATATTATTGGGTGTTTTTTTACCGACCATCATTTCTCTCCTTGTGCTTTTAAGCGTTCAACTTTTGCCTTCCAGATGCCAGCGCGGCGGTTAGCCACGTTTATCTTTTTTGTGTAGTGACGTTCGGCAATTTTGAAAATGCTTTTTTCTGTATCGAGCGCCTCTTCAAGATTGTTGGCACGATCACGCCACTCGTCCACCTGAATTTTCATTGCGTTTACGCGGTCAGACATTTTGCGACTGTAGTCGTGCGACTGATCCACCAAGTCGCGCAACGCTGTCAGCACCATCACAAGCTCTGGGCTTATGCGCTCGCCGGTCATAATTCTATCGTCCATATCTTTGACGATTTTGCAGTGTCTATCTGTATTCATTTTAACTACTCCACTTGTTAGATTTACGCAGGTTTTCTTCAGCCGTGATTACCTGCAAATTCCACGGCACATGTAGACCGCATATGTCGTTACCTTGAAGCGGCACGATGTGGTCTAAATGAAATTTGATGAAGCCAGCTTGCTTATTCATGCCTCTGACTTTTCTCACCAGCCGGTCAATCTCGCGCTTGTCACACCACCTTGGTGTCGCCCAACGCAAGGCCTTCTGGCGTTTGAACGAAGCCAGCCGCATTGATGGTGACTGCTTTCGCCTCTCTCGCTTTGTCTTCTCAAAAACAAGGCGGCGCGTTTCTGGCACAAACCGAATGATGTGCCTGACCGTGCGGAATTTCGGCGTCTTGTGCGTCTCGACGCAGACGATGTCCGAGCTGACGTCGTAGTCACCGTTGAAGTAAGTCTTCTGGGTGCGGTGCTTCGCCAGCACAAGGTAACAGGACGCGTCGGCTGGCATGCCGACAGATGTGGGATAAACAACCGTGCCAACTTCTGGCGCATATATCGAGCCGTTTACCTCGACCGGACGGTTGGGGTCATAGAAGTGATCGAACACGATGTAACCGTCTGGAAGCTCGACCTTCATGCCGTCAGCCTCAAAGGCCCTGACGACGCTCTCATGCCCGCGTATATCTGGGGCGGTGGTAAATGCGTGTATCATCACTGCCCCCCTTGTTCATTCAAGAATTGCAGGCACTTCATTAGCGGCGAGAATGGATCGGTGCGACCGGAAACCAGCCGACCGGTCAACAACGCTTCGTCATATAGGTCATCACCTTGACGCTTTAATTGCCAAATACTGTCTGGGCTATCATCCACCCAATTATATCGCTGATGCACATAATAGCTTTGCAATACCTCGCCATCACGATTAACAACATCAATATCAAAGCCCCAGATTTCAACGTGTGACCTAATGTCAAACTTCAATGTTGGTTGACTAAACATCCACATATCACTGCCCCCCTAACTTGACCATCAAGGCCCACACGTTCCACTCAGTCGTCACGATGTTGGTACACATCACAATCGCAAACGACACTAAAAACAACATTCCGAAAAACTCTTTAATCATTTAACCGCTTCCTTCCTGTCCGCTTTTTGTGGCTATACCGGCGCGCCTTGAGCTTGACGCACGTCATGCAGTTACCGTTGCTGACGGCACGGTCGTCGACGTGGCCGTTGATGCACGGCTGGCCGGTGAAGTAGGTCTTCAAGCCGCGTAGCTTGGCGGCGGCGCGGGTGATCCGGCGACCGCCAAAGTCACCCGCCTCGATAATTTGCAGAGCCTTTTTTAGCTCGTCGTATGTTGGTACTGGCATATTGATCTCCCTATTTGATTTTTCTGAAGTAACCGCCAACGATATAATCACCTATGCACTGCATTGGCTCATATCTGTAATAATCGTGAACGTGAGACCGACCGCCCTTGTAGAGCTTTTTAATCTCAACATATTTAACTGGGTCGGTTTGCCCTTTGTAACAGCACAAGTCATTTTCTTTTAAATATCTGGCCGCCTCGTTTTGCGCCTCTTTAATAGATGGGTGCATCACGCCAAGCACTTTGCTGGTGCCGTCGGCTAAAAATATTTCGCTGTAGTATTCCATATCAATTCTCCCTTGTGGGGCGGGGCCGTTAGGCCGCCGCCCTAATTGAGCGCACTTCAGCAACAAGTGTCGCAATATCTTCTTCGCTCCACAATGGCCGACAAGATGACGCAACATAACCAAACACATCGATTTCTTTACCGACAATTTCTGTGATTTGGTCAACGATCTCGACTAACTGCATTGCAACAAATTTGATATTTTCGTTTGATCTAATCATTTTAGTCTCCCTTGTGGGGCGGGGCCGTTAGGCCGCCGCGTCTACAAATGATTTAATTGCGTCGCGGTGTTCGACAAGCGATGACTTGTCCCACACCAGACCCAGAAGCCAATACCCTGCAACCTCATTATCTGATGGGTCTGGCATATCGTCGTGCAAATCCATAATAAGATTGCACAGATCACTCGACGCCTCTGAGCCGACCGGCAAATTGTCCTGTCTCCAGATTTCAATTTTGTCCAACAGTGTCATTTTAGTCTCCCTTGTAAATTTACCTGTTTTGTGCCTCTCGACTATTTGAATATGGGCTTTATATTGGTGTACGTCAAGTGCTGTATTTAATGAATATTAAAAAAATATCAAAAAAATAGCACTATGCCTTTAATCGCCAATAGAAGCTCACTGACGGGCTTTGGGTGTTTTGGGGCATATCAGTACCAAAAAGTTGCCAGCGGCGTTTTTAGCTTCCAGCAACGATCACAGAAGGGGTTACAAAATGTCAGAAATTAAGCCAGTTTTGCTTCGGCTCAGAACATCGACCATCGAGGCGCTAAAAAAGGAGCTGGAATTATCGGCTCACCGCAGTCAGTCGTCGCTGGCGGATGAGATGCTTGCGGCACAAATTGCCAGCAAAATTCGTCAGCGCAGTGTGCAGTCGTCGCTCGACGGTCAGGCCGGTCGGCACGGCTTGGAGAGCTTGGGCTGATGCGTGCCGGTGGTGGACGTGCCAAGGGGGCGGCCTTCGAGCGCGAAGTCGCAAAGCTGATCGAGCTGGCGACGGGTCGCAAATTACGGCGCCGCCTGTCGCAATATCAGGAAAAGGATTTGAGCGATCTGGAACCGGCCGACGGCAAGCCGTTCCCGTTCCTGATCGAGTGCAAGCGGTACGCCAAGGGCGTGTCGCCGAGCTGGTGGGATCAGGTCGTCACAGCGGCTAGGTCTTCGGCCAACACAAATGACGCGTTGCCGTGCCTGATCTATAAGCTCGACTTCCAGCCGGTGCAGGTGCGCTTGCCCGTGCAGGCTTTGGTCATGCTAGGCAACTCAGGCTTGGCCGGTGACATTGCCGAGCAGTATGACTGGCGGTACACGGTCACGATGGATTGGGAAACCTTCGAGATGGTGTTACGCGAACACTTGGCGGTGATGAAATGACCCGGCCGCATTACGAGACGCAGGCCGATATAAATAACGAACAGCGCGTCGCCAACCTACTGGCGGGTGAGGGCTACGACCTGTATAAATTGCCGGTCAGGTATGAGCTAGACTTCGCTATACACGACCGGCGAGGCGGCGGCTCTATCTGCGGCTTTGCCGAAGTTAAGGCGCGCCGTGTGATGCACGACGCATACCCGTCGGTGATGATCAGCCTGTCCAAAGTTTTGAAGGCAAGGCAGTTGACAGACACTACCGGATTGCCGTCTTATCTTTTGCTTCTCTATCTCGATTGTCTGGCGCGACTGAATTTTGCCAGCGACTTTGAGGTAATGAAGGGTGGTAGGTCAGACCGAGGCGACCCACAGGACGCCGACGTCTGTGCCTACTACAAACTGGACGATCTGATGATTATCAGGTCATTTGATAACTAATGTTGATGTTAAGGAGTTTATCGTTATGGCATTAGGTTTTAGTACAGAAGCCCGTTCAAGCGGGGACATTTTACCGATCATCAAATTCGATGCGAAGGGTGGTGACTGGATCAAGCAAGACCGCGTCCAAGGCGCGGACGGCACTTGGCAGAAAAACGAAGAGGACATTTCGCCGGGCTTTAAATTCGCCGCGGACCTCGACAATATGGAAGTGGGCTGGCTGAGTTTTGCGTCTGGCGCGCCTGACTTTCATATGGTGCGTATTGGCGACGCAATGGTTGCGAAGCCGTCTGAGGAACACAAGCAGGCGTTCCGCATGCGCGTGGTCATCAGCGGCGAGAGTGGCCCGCGGGAATTTAGCCACAGCGCCAAGACGGTTCTGCGGGTGGTCGATAAACTGCACGACCAGTTTATGGCCGAGCGTAGCGCCAATGCGGGCAAGATACCAGTGATCGAGGCTGGCACGCCTGAGACGATCAAGATGCAGTCGCCGCAGGGCGAGTTGCGTTTTAAGGCGCCAACGCTAAAGATCGTCAACTGGGTGGATCGCCCAGCGGCAATGGATGCGGCGGGTAGCACACCCGCGCCACAAGAACACGCGTCAGCGCCGGTCGCGCCGCCTATGGCGGCAACACCACCGGCCGCTGTTAGTGCAGGCGGCGACCTGTTCTAGCGCGTGGCGGGCGGCGGTTTTCCCTTGGCCGTCGCCCGCACCTTCAAGGGAACAGGGGTCGAGGGTTTTTAGATGAGAGCTTATAAATTACCAGAGGGCAATGTCCTCGTCAGCTTTAGTGGCGGCAGGACAAGCGCGTTCATGCTACATCAGATTTTGCAAGAAAACGGCACGATGCCGGATAGATGCAAAGTGATTTTCCAAAATACTGGTAGAGAAATGCCGCAGACACTAGATTTCGTTAATGAGTGCGGCATCAGGTGGGGCGTAGAAATAATTTGGTTAGAATATGACAGGGTGAATGGCAAACCAGCCGCATCAGTGGTCAATCATAATTCAGCGGATCGTAATGGCGAGCCGTTTGAAAAGCTCATAAAAGCAAAGAAAGTTTTACCGAATACTCTCATGCGTTTTTGTACGATAGAGCTAAAAATAAACACATCAAAAAGATATTTGAAAAGCATCGGTTGGAAGAGGTGGCAAAACGCGGTTGGTATTAGAGCCGACGAACCTGACAGATTAGCTAGACCACCAAAAAAAGACTGTTGGACACCTTGGCGGCCATTGGTTGACGCAGGGATAACAAAGGATCACGTTGATGTGTTTTGGAAGCACCAGCCGTTCAAATTAGATTTGCCTGTGGTAAACGGGAAAACAATGTACGGAAATTGTGACGGGTGTTTTTTGAAATCAGAGGCGCAACTGGCAATGTTAGCGCGAGAGTTTCCAGAAAAATTTGAATGGTGGGAAAATTTAGAAGAGAGCCACAAGCATAGAGGTGATTACGGTTTTTTTAACAAAGTCAGACCAATGGGTGAATTAAGGGAATTTATCAACCTGCAAGCTGACTGGATATTCGACGAAGAAGGTTATCTTTGCCAAAAAGATGGTGGGGAGTGTGTAGGATGAGCAATATTGCGAGTTACATAGAGACGGTCGCCAAGGCGTATTGGGGCGAGCCTAACCAGAAGCGCGGGCATACTCTGCGCTGGGGTACACACGGCTCAAAAGAAGTCGACCTACGCAAAGGCACTTGGTTCGACTTTGAGGCCAACGAGGGCGGCGGCGTCGTCGACTTGGTGCGTCTCAATGAGGGCGCCACGGTAATGGGTAGCATCCCAGACATCTTGGAAAAGAAGTTTGGCATACAGAAGCAGGCGCAAGTCAAACTACAACCGGCGCGGTTTATGAGTGCGGTGTACGACTACACCGACGAGAACGGCGAGGTGGTCTACCAAATTAGGCGCTATGAGCCGAAAACCTTCCGACAGGTGCGGCCAGACGGTAACGGCGGGTGGTTGCATAACCTAGACGGCGTGACGCCGGTGCCGTACCGCCTGCACGACATGCTGGCAAAGCCCGACATGCCGGTGTTTATCGTCGAGGGCGAGAAGGCGGCTGACCGGTTGGCGCGGCACGGCATCGTCGCCACAACAAACAACGGCGGGGCGAAGAACTGGAAGCCGGAGCTGAACAAGTGGTTTGAGGGCCGTAATGTCGTGATCCTGCCGGACAACGATGACGCGGGGCGCGCTCACGCGGACACGGTGGTCGCCAATATTTTTGACGGTGCGGCGGCGGTCAAGGTCGTCGAGCTGTCAGGTCTGGGCGATAAGGGCGACGTCGTCGACTACCTCGCCGGTGGTCGGGATATCGAAGACCTGCTGTCGGAAGTGAAGGCGGCACCGGTGCTGGGTGAGGCGCCAGTCGTCGAGGCGGTCGCGGACAACGACAACGCGGGCGAGCCGGAGCGCGATTACTACGACTTCGTCGATGAGGATTACCTCATTAGCATGCCGGGG